GTGCATCTTACACAGATTCGCACATCTCAAGATTTGATTGTGTATGATTATATTTTCTTTGACAATCAAATATTTGTTAGATCTGGATTTGGACCTGATACTGAAATAGACTGCTATTATACTGTTTTTGCTGATAGGAAGAAGGAATGAGATTTTATACAAACGTTCAGATGGTTGGTGATAACTTTTTGGTTCGTGGTTACGAAGATGGAAAACACTTTGCGACTCGTGAAAAGTTTTACCCTACACTATTTGTAGATTCAAAGAGAAAGACAAAATATAAAACACTTGATGGTTCGCCCGTTGAACCAATTGAACCTGGCACAGTAAGAGATTGTCGTGAGTTTATTAAGAAATATAATGACGTAGAAAACTTTAATGTTTATGGAAATGAAAGATTCATCTATCAATATATTTCTGACAAATACCCAGAAACAGAATTAAAGTTTGATATTGAACAAATTAAATTAACCACGATTGATATTGAGGTTAAATCAGAATATGGATTCCCTGATGTAGAATCTTGTGCAGAAGAAATACTATTAATTACTTTACAAGATTATACAACAAAACAAATTCGCACTTGGGGTCTTGGTGCATTTAATAATAAACAAGAGAATGTAATATACAAATCATTCAGAACAGAGTATGAACTACTTACTGACTTTATCAATTGGTGGATGATTGAAGATAATACACCAGAAGTTATTACTGGTTGGAATAGTAAGTTGTATGATATTCCATATCTTTGTCGTCGTATTGACAGGATACTTGGTGAGAAACTGAAGAAGAGAATGTCACCTTGGGGATTGGTAACAGAAGAAGAAACATTTATTGCAGGTCGTAAACATATTTCATATGACATTGGTGGAGTATCACAGTTAGACTATCTTGATTTGTACAAGAAGTTTACTTACAAAGCACAAGAGTCATATCGTTTGGATTATATTGCAAGCTGTTGAACTTGGACAAAAGAAACTTGACCACAGTGAGTTTGATACATTCAAAGATTTCTATACAAAAGGTTGGCAGAAGTTTGTAGAATACAACATCATTGACGTAGAATTCGTTGACCGTCTTGAGGACAAGATGAAGTTGATTGAACTCGCATTGACGATGGCATATGATGCAAAGGTCAACTATGAAGATGTATTCTATCAGGTAAGAATGTGGGACACAATAATTTACAACTATCTTAAGAGAAGAAACATTGTCATACCACCAAAGAATCGTTCAGATAAATCTGATAAGTATGCAGGTGCGTATGTAAAAGAACCAATACCTGGCAAGTATGATTGGGTTGTTTCTTTTGACTTGAATAGTCTGTATCCGCATTTGATAATGCAATATAATATTTCACCAGAGACTTTACTAGATACAAGACATCCATCTGTCACTGTTGATAAAATACTTTCTGAAGATATAACATTTGAAATGTACAAAGATAATGCTGTTTGTGCAAACGGTGCGATGTATCGTAAGGATGTTCGTGGGTTCTTACCAGAACTAATGGAGAAGATGTACAATGAAAGAGTCATCTTCAAAAAGCGAATGATTACTGCAAAGAAGAAGTATGAAAAGACTCCAACAAAAGACCTTGAAAAGGAAATCGCTAGATGTAATAATATACAGATGGCAAAAAAGATTTCCCTTAATTCTGCTTATGGTGCTATTGGTAATCAATATTTTCGCTATTATAAACTTGCCAACGCAGAAGCTATTACACTATCTGGTCAGGTTTCTATTCGTTGGATAGAAAACCGTATGAACAAGTATCTAAACAAAATTTTAAAAACGGAGAATGAAGATTATGTCATTGCTAGTGATACTGATAGTATCTACCTCAATCTGGGTCCTTTGGTTGAAACTGTATACAAAGGGAGAGAGACGACTAATGAAAGCATTGTGTCGTTCCTTAATAAGATCTGTGAGATGGAACTTGAAAAGTATATTACGAGTTCTTATGAAACGTTGGCGAACTATGTAAATGCTTATGACCAAAAGATGTTTATGAAGAGAGAAAACATCGCAGACCGTGGCATCTGGACAGCAAAGAAAAGATATATTCTAAATGTATGGGATAGTGAAGGTGTCAGATATGAAGAACCCAAACTCAAGATGATGGGCATCGAAGCAGTTAAAGTCATCAACTCCTGCACCTTGTCGTTTACTTATCAAGAATGCACTTAAGTTAATGATGAATGGAACAGAAGAAGATGTAATAGATTTTATCGATGAGTCTAGAAAACAATTCAAAAAATTACCACCAGAAGAGATTGCATTTCCTCGCACTGCATCAAATGTTCAAAAGTACAAAGCACACTCTACAATATATGAAAAGGGAACTCCTATACATATACGGGGTGCACTATTGTTTAATCACTATGTAAAGAAGAATAAGTTAGACAATAAATATTCACTCATCAGTAATGGAGAGAAAGTAAAATTTCTTTACCTACAAAAACCAAATATCATTCAAGAGAATGTAATATCATTCATTCAAGACTTTCCTAGAGAACTTGGACTTGAGAAGTATGTTGATTACGATTTACAATTCGATAAAAGTTTTGTCGAACCACTCAAAGCAATCCTCGATGCAATCGGGTGGAATGTTGAAAAAACTGTAAACTTAGAACTATTTTTTTCCTAATGGAATTACCTATTAATGATAACGATTTAGAAACAATCGTAAATGCTCTTCTCTGGAGGA